CATAGACGAGTATAGTCGACGGCCTAGAGACTATGTGGAAATAACTAGGAGGATAATAATATGGCAACAACAACATTCCAAGGTAAGGTTAGATCTTACGGAGGACAAGATAAATCATCTGGAGCAACTCCAGGTGTGGTACTTCTTTCAGAAGTAATTTCATTTAACGCAGCAGCTACAGCTGGTTCTTTAACACCAGTTAGAATAGGTACAAGTGCTACAGCTGGTAATCAATTTGTATTACCAAAAGGTGCTATACCTGTTTCATTTACAGTAGTAGTTCCATCAACAGGTGCAGGTTCAACTGTTGATATTGGAACAACAGCTGACGTAGATGGTTTCTTTAATGAAGTAGCTTCAGTAACTAAAGGTTCTATTAAAGGAGCAGATGGTGCTTTAGTAGTAGCAGGTGGTATACCAGCTAATGCTACAGTAGCGGCTTCAGTAGGTGGTACTGCAGGAACTGGAACTGTTACAGGTGTGTTTACATATACAGTAGTAGACAATGCTGTAGCCGGTGAAGCGCAAATAAATTAAATAATTAATGGAGCTCCTTCGGGAGCTCCTAAAATTTAGGAGATATTAAAAAATGAAATCAGATGTTAAAGCGGTAAGAGTAACTGGAACAGGATCTGTATTTGCAGGAAGAACTAGATTAAGAGGTATCATTGTTGAAAATACAAATGCTACAACTGCTCAATCTATTACTTTACAAGATACAGACGGAACTCAATTCATAACAAGTTGCCCTGCAGGTGATGTCTTTGCATTTAATATCCCTGAAGATGGAATTTTATTCAAAGGTTTTATGACTGTAAATGCAATTGGTGCTGACGTAGCTGCGACTATATTATTAGACAAATAGGAGGTTAATTAATGGCTACCTCTGGAACAACAACTTTTGAATCAGGTTTTTATATTGATGATATAATTACTGAAGCTTATGAAAGAATAGGCAGATTTGATTATTCTGGTAATGATATAAAAACAGCAAGACGTTCTTTAAACATTATGTTTCAAGAATGGGCTAATAGAGGTTTACATTATTGGCAAGTAAAAAATAATTCAATTACGTTAGTTGCTGGTCAAGCAGAATATACAATGTACAGATCAACAGCTGATGGTACATCAGATGCAACAGCTGTATATGGTGTTGATGATATCCTTGAAGCCAGCTACAGAGCATCTAATGTAGATACACCTTTAACTAAAATTAATAGATCAGAGTATCAAGCATTTTCAAATAAAACATCTACCGGTGTTCCTTCACAATATTTTGTACAAAGATTTATAAATAGAATAACTGTAACTTTATATTTAACTCCTGGATCAACTGAAGCAGGAAATTTTTTAAATTATTATTATGTAAGTAGAATACAAGATGCAGGAGCTTATACTAATGAAGCTGATGTGCCTTATAGATTTGTACCTTGTATGGTTGCAGGTTTAGCATTTTACTTATCACAAAAATTTAAACCAGAATTAATTCAACCAATGAAATTACTTTATGAAGATGAATTAAAGAGAGCGTTAGAAGAAGATGGTTCTTCAGCAAGTTCTTTCATAACACCAAAAACTTATTATCCAAATGTCTAGATCAAATGGTAAATACGCACAATTTATATCTGATAGATCAGGTCAAGCATTTCCATACAAAGAAATGGTTATTGAATGGAATGGTTCCAGGGTGCATGTTTCAGAATTCGAAGCTAAACATCCACAATTAGAACCAAAACCACATACAGCGGACCCACAAGGTTTAAGAAACGCTAGACCACAAACCTTTACTCAGGCATCAGGAGATGGTGGTTTTATGACGGTTGATTTAACTTTACCAGGAGTCTTTTCATTTGAATCAAATAATGGTATGGTTCCTGATGATGGATCTGCTATAAACGTTAAAAGAGAAGCGCAGGCAAATTTAGGAAGGGTAACAGTTAGTATAACATAATGACATACGCAGAATTAGTACAAAAAAATTAGAGATTACACAGAAGTAGAT